GCGTGAACGGCATGTCCATCGTGGACGAATGCAAGGATGCCATCGCACTAGCCCGGGCTTGCGAGTTGCACGGGGCACGCTTTTTTGCGGCCGGTGCCCGCCCCGGGTTTGTTCTTTCGACCGAGGGCCAACTCAACGCCGAGGCCCGCGAGCAACTCCGCTCGCAGTGGGACCGGCGTCACGGAGGCGTCGGCAACAGCCACAACACGGCGGTCCTCACGGGCGGGCTGAAGCCCTACGACATTCCGCAGGCCAGCAACACCGACAGCCAGTTCATCGAACTGCGCCGCTACCAGTTGGAGGAGATCGCGAGGCTGTTCCGCATCCCCGGCTCGCGGCTTGGCATCGCGGCGGACAGCCCCGACTCCGACATCGCGTTCGTGACGCACTGCATCATCCCGTGGCTGCGCCGCTTTGAGTCGGCGTTCATGAGGGACTTGCTGCCGGATGACGATCGCTATCTGGTCGAGTTCGACGTGCGTGGGCTGCTGCGTGGCGATGCCGCCAGCCGCTCGGCGTTCTATCGGGCCATGTGGGACATCGGCGTGGTCAGCACGAACGACATTAGAGCGACCGAGAACCTCGACCCAGTGGAAGGCGGCGACGTTCGCTATCGCCCGCTCAACATGGGAACGCTCGGCGAGCAGCCGACCGCGACCGACGTGCTGTCCCAGCAGCAGCCAGACAGCGGCATCGACGGGCAGGCGGTCGAAGGCGGGCTGGCCGCTGCGGCTGCCGACTCGGTTCCGACCAGCGAGGCACCGGCGCAGCCCGAGGCACCGCAGGTCGCCGACGTGTCGCTCAACGGCGCACAGATCACCGGCCTCATCGCCATCATCGCTCAAGTCCCCGCTGGCCTGCTCACCAAGGAAGGCGCTGCGGCCCTCATCGCCGCGTCGTTCCCGAGCATCTCCGATGCTCAAGTCGCGGCGATCCTTGCGGGGGTGTCGGCTGGCAATCCCGCAGGCAGCGTGCAGCCTCCGCAGGCCGCTCCTGCCCCAGCCGCACCGCTCGGTCGGTCGCTGCCCGAGTCGCGGGCCATGACGATCAGCATGGACTTCGACCGTACGTTCGCAGCCGACCCGCAGATGTGGGGCGAGTTCGCCACGCAGGCGGTCGCGGATGGCAATACGGTCGTGATGATTTCCCGCCGTCCCGAGGCGGATCGCCAGACCGTGCTCGACACGCTCGGTGACTACGCTTCCGCGTTCTCGCAAGTCCTGCTCGTCGGCACCGACACGCTCAAGGCCGATGCCGCCGAGGCCGCAGGCATCAGCGTGGACGTGTGGGTCGATGACTCGCCGCAGACGATCACCGACAAGCCGGTGAAGCGGAGCCGCAAGAAGAAGAATCCCGATGGCGAAGTATGACCACATCGACTTCTCGCCGCCCGCTGGTGTTCGCGACGAGGCCGCGAAGGGGCTGGCGTGGCGCGACGAGTTCAACCGTGGCGGCACGGCGGTCGGCGTGGCCCGCGCCCGCGACCTTTCCAACGGCACGAACATTTCGCCAGACACGGCGAAGCGGATGGCGAGTTACTTCGCCCGCCACGAAGTGGACAAGCAAGGGCAGGGATGGAGTCCCGGCGAAGACGGGTTCCCGAGTGCTGGCCGGATTGCGTGGGCCTTGTGGGGCGGCGATCCGGGACAGGCGTGGGCGAGCAAACTGACCAAGCAGATTGACGCGGCAGACAACAACGACAGGAGCATGGCGATGAACATCGAGCGACGTTCGCTGATCCTTGACGAGATCGAGTCCGACACCCCGCTGCTCGCGGTCGAGACGCGGAGCGAGGAAGGCAGCGACGAGTCCCGCGAGTGGATCGTCGGCTATGCGGCGAAGTTCGGCGTGCTGTCGCTCGACCTCGGCGACTTCGTGGAGCGGCTGGACCCCGGTGCGTTCTCGCTCGTCTCCGAGCGGCGTGGCCGCAAGAAGCCGCTCCAAACCCGCGCGCTGTGGAACCACGACGCCAACTTCCCGCTGGCCCGCTATCCCGACACGCTCAAGCTCTCGGTCGATGACGTGGGCCTGCGGTACGAGTTTCCCGTGCCGGACACGACCTATGGTCGCGACATCGCCGCGAACATTCGCGCCGGAATCGTGAAGGGCAGTTCCTTCGCGTTCCAAGTCGCGCCGGGCGGTGACGATTGGAGCATGGAGGAAGGCCGCAGCGTGCGGACGATCAAGCGCGTGGACTCTTTGATCGACGTGTCCCCGACCACGTTTCCGGCGTATCCCGACTCCGACGTGGCTGTGGCGAAGCGATCCTACGATGCGTTTCGGCAGTCGCTGTCCGCGATTCGCGAATCAAGGACAGTTGCAGCGTGTAAGGCCAACGAACTCCGCGAGTACCTCAAGCAGCATGGCCGCTAAGACGGGCGATCCGTGTTCCAAGTGCCGCGACGGCAAACTGCTCGTCGCATCGAGCCAGCAACAGGGCGAATACCAAATCCGGTATCTGCGATGCCGGTGCTGCGGCGCGACTGACAAGCACGTCCTCGCCGCCGCCGAGGTTCGCCGCACCAAGGCGGGCTGAGTCTTTTACTCTCGCTCGCCGTGCGTCTGCATGGGTGTGGGCTGCGATCCGTAGTTTCGACCGTAGGCGATGCGTCCGCGTCGCCACGAATCGAACTAGGAGAGATCGCCGTGGACAAGATCAAGGCACTGCTGGACGAACTGGCGAGCGTGACCGCGCAGATTCAAGCCGCGATGGAGCAGGAAGAGGCTCCCGCTGCGGAAGGTGACGCCGAGGCGGTTGCCGCCGAAGAGAACTCCCTTCGCTCGCTGATGAGCCGTGCCGACGCAATCAAGGCCAAGATCGACTTCTTGGAGAAGGTCGCGGAGAAGGAAAAGGAACTGCGTTCCGTGCTGGAGCGCTCCGCTCCCGCCAAGGCGATCGAGACCCCCGAGGCGAAGGAGCCGACCGTGGAGAAGCGAACCGAGTACGCCGTGCCGAAGCAGCACGGCAACCTGAAGGCGTTTCGTTCCGCCGAGGCTGCCTACCGTGCCGGTATGCACCTCAAGGGCTACGTCTTCGGCGATGCCGAGGCCCGTCGGTGGTGCAAGGATCACGGCGTCGGCACCGAATACCGCGTGCAGGCCGGTGGCATCAACTCGCTCGGCGGCGTTTTGACCAGCCCCGAGCTGTCCAGCGAGATCATCCGGCTGGTCGAAGAGTTTGGCGTGTTCCCTCAGTACGCCAAGCGGGTCACGATGAACTCCGACACGCTCGTCTTCCCGCGTCGCACGGGTGGCCTCACGGCCCGCCCTGTCGGCGAGAACGTCGAGGTGTCAGCGAGCGACGTGACGTTCGACAACGTCGAACTCAACGCGAAGATTTGGGGCGTGGCGAACCGCACTCCGAACTCCCTGCTTGAAGACTCGGTGGTCGACCTTGCCGATGCCATGGCCGTCGAGACGGCGCAGGCTTTCAGCGAAGCCTTCGACAACTCGGGCTTCATCGGTGACGGCACGCTGGCCTACCACGGTACGACCGGCATCTGCACGAAGATTCTCCTCGCCGCCTACTCGGCGTCGGTCGTGACGGCAACGTCCAACACGACCTTCGGCGACCTGACGATGAAGAACTTCACCGACACGCTGGCTCGGCTTCCGCTGTACGCCCGCAACCGGAACGCCCGGTGGTACATCTCCCCGGCTGGCTGGGGTGCCGCCATGCTGCGGCTCGCCATGCTCCCCGGCGGCTCGTCCGGTGCCGGTGGCAACACCACCGACAACGTGGCGGCTGGCTTCGGCGAGACGTTCCTCGGCTACCCGGTCACGCTGGTGCAGCCGATGGAGTCGGCCCTCACCGGCACGACCGGCAAGGTGGCTGCCCTGTTCGGCGATCTGTCGCAGGCCGCGATCTTCGGCGAGCGGCGGGCCATCTCGATGAAGACCGCCAGCGAGCGGTACATCGAGTTCGACCAGACTCTCACCTTCGCCACCTCGCGGAACGCGATGGTGGTGAACGACATCGGCTCGACCAGCAAGGCTGGCCCGGTCGTGGCCCTCAAGTTCGGCTGATCCTGACACCTTCCCCGGAGACTCTGACAGATGAACCACGTTGCTGCTACGAAGAGCGTCAGCAAGGCCGAAACCTCGGTTGCCCTGACCGCGACGCACTCGCTTGAAATCGACACGCTCGGTTTCGAGTTCGCGTCGATCGATGTCCTGTTTTCGCCGTTCACCTCGGCGACCGGCCCGAACACCGCAGCCAACGTGCTGCGGGTCGCCCAGAGCGATACGAGCGGGTCCGGTCAGGCCAACATCAGCGGCTTCGTCGCTGGCACCGACTTCACGGTCGCTGCCGGTACGACGGCCACCGCTGGCGTCGGCTATGCCCACCGCTTCGACATCGACCTTCGCGGCAAGCGTCGGTACCTGACGGTCTACGCCACCCCGGCCTCGACGTGCGGCGTCATCACGACGTGCCGTCTCGGCAAGGGCGAGGCTGGCCCGATGAGCGCGTCCGAGAAGGGCGTGAGCACGCAGGCGGTCGGCTGATTCGCTTGACACGACGAGCAGAGTAGACGGCGGGGATGGCACAAGCCTCCCCGCCGTTTTCTCGTTTTTGGAAAGTGGAAACTGATGCTGGTGCAAGTCGGCGGCTCGTCGGTGGACGTGCGGTGCGAGGCGATCCTGAGCGGCCCACGGTTCGGCCCGCTCATCAACATCTTCGGCTTCATCGAAGCCATGATGCCGCTGCACATCCGCCCCACGCTGGGGCAGGGAGCGTTCTGGAGTCAGGTTCTGACGCGGATGCTGGAGAAGTTTGAGCCGACCACGGAATACATCATTACGCTGGACATGGATTCGTTCGTCTCCCGCGAGTCGATTGAGCACCTATTCGCCCTTGCGATGACGTTTCAGTGCGATGCCTTGGCTCCGCTCCAGACCAAGCGGGAGGACGGCAGGCCGATGCTCACGCTGCTCGACACGCTCGACAACCCGCCGGAAGACGGCGTGACGCAGGTGCCGAAAGAGTGGTTCGGACACCCCGTCCAGCAGGTCGACACGGCTCACTTCGGCTGCACGATCATCTCGACCGCCGCCCTGCGGCGGATGGCAAAGCCGTGGTTTCACGAACAGCCCGATCCGACCGGGTCGTGGGGGGACGGAAGAATCGATTCCGACATCTCGTTCTGGAAGGCGTTCAAGGCGTGCGGAAACCGCCTCTACATCACGCCGCGCGTCTGCATCGGCCACGGCGAGTATGTCATCACATGGCCCAGCCAAGAGCTTGGGAAGCCTGTCTTCCAATACTGCAACGAATGGCAGGAGACGAGGAAGCCGCCGGAATCTGCATGGAAGGTGGGGTGAGCGATGAAGATACAGATGCTTCGTGCCTACGGGGCGTACAAGGCTGGCGAGGTGCTGGACCTTCCGCAGCGTCAGGCAGAGGGATTGATTGCGTGGGAATACGCCAAGGCGGTTCGCGGCGACCAGCAGAAGATGATCGAGACGGCCAGCGTTGAGCCGAGCCAAGAAACCGCCGACGTGACGCCGAGGAGACGCCGCCAGTGAAACGCTACCGCAGCCTCAAGCGACTGACCGCCCCGGCTGCGGAGCCGATCACGCTAGCCGAGGCCAAGGCTCATCTCCGCGTCGATACGGCCACCGACGATACGCTGATCGCTGGCTACATCACGACGGCGCGAGAGTGGTGCGAAGACTATCTGGATCGGGCTTTGGTGGCCCAGCAGTTGGTCATGCGGCTCGACGCGTTTCCCGAAGAAATCGAGCTTCCTCGCCCGCCGATGATGGCAACCGGCACGGCCACGGCGGTTTCAATCACGTACACGACCGGCGACACGCTCGCTACTGCCACGCTCGCCACGACCTCGTACCGTGTGGACCGCGATGCCACGCCGGGCGTGATCCGCAACGTCTACAACGGGTCGTGGCCGAGCCACTTGCTCGACCAGAACTCGGTGTCGGTCGCATGGTGGGCTGGCTACGGCGACGCGTCAACCGTGCCGCAGCGTGTCAAGACGGCGATCCTCATGTGCGTCCACGAAATCTACGAGAAGCGTGGCGGCGGCGAGATGCCGGATGCCGCCAAGCGGCTGCTCGACAGCGTGTCGTGGGGGTCGTACACATGACCATCGAAGGCCGCATCGGCATCGACGTGCTGTTCCACGACAAGGACGGCACCAACGCCGTCAATGTCCTCTCGCTCGATGACAGTACGCAGTACGCGGCAGGGAAAGCGGCGATGATTTCGCGGACTGTGACCAGCGGAACGATCTCGCTGGATTGGTCGACGTGGCGTGATTCCCAAGGGAATGCGACTTCCATTGGAAATCCGACGCGATTGGCGTTTCGACATTCCGGGTACGGCATCGTCACTCAGACCGACGAAAACGGCGGCCGAGAGACGCGGTTTGTCTCGACGTCTGGCGAAGCAGTTGTGATTCCTGTGAACCCTGCGTACTCGATCGAGGTTCAAACACTCGGAGGACCGGCCACCTTGACCGCGATCATCTACGGTGACGCATGAGCATCGAAGGCCGCATCACCGTTGACGCGTTGCTGCTCGACCGGTCCGGCACCGCGCGGCTGAAAGTTCTGTCGATGGAATCGTCGACGGAGTACGCCAGCGGGCAGGCCATACGAGTGAGCGGCGTCGCGGGGACTTCCGCGACTGCGATCACGTTTGCGTCATACAGAAACTCGGCGGGCGACATCGTCAGCCTCGTCAACACGCGCAAACTTGCTTACGCATGGTCTGGCCCGACGCCACGCAAACTAGACGAGGTTGGCATTGAAGACTTTCGTCTGATGTCGAAGAACAACGAAGTGGCCGTGACGAACCTTGACGGCACGCAACCTGTTCTAGAACTGCAACTGCATGAAACAACCGGGGTCTATAGCATCATCATTTGGGCCGATGACTGATGGACGCAGGAACACTCCGCGAGCGCGTAACGGTGCAGCAGGCGACCGAGAATCGGAATCGCCTCGGTGAGACGCTGCTTGAGTGGTCGGCGTTCGCTGAAGTGTGGGCAAACGTGCAGGGTGTCACCGCACGCGAGTTGCTATCGGCGGGCCAGCAGCAAGTTGAGATTTCGCATCGCGTTCGGATGCGGTATCTAAGCGGCCTGACGTCGAAGATGCGGCTGTCGTGGCGAGGCCGTACGCTGGAAATCATCTCGATTCTTGAGCACGACAATCGCAGCGTCCACGAACTGATCTGCCAGGAGACAGTCTGATGGCAGTCGCAGGCGTGCGTGTCAGCCTCAACACCGACGAGTTCAAAGGCTTTGTCGAGCAAGTCGGGAAGCTCTTTCCGCCGAAGCAAGCGGCGAACGTGCTGGCTCCGATCATTCGTAAGGCGATCAACCCGGTTGCGAAGCGGCTGCGGCAGATCACGCCTGTGGGGCCGACCGGGAACCTCAAGAACGCGGTAGCGTCCAAAGTGGTTCAGTACGCGCAAGACGGCGTGGCGGTTGGCATCGTCGGCTACACGCGGGCCGGTCGTGGGTCGGCACGCAGCGCAGCAGGCGGCAGCGTGCGGGCCGGGAAGGACCGAGCGTTCCACCAGTGGTGGCTGGAAGCCGGAACGCAACCGAGGCAGGTAGCCAAGTTGGCAAACAAGCCATACCAGCGGAAGTCGCCGACCACCCCCTACACCCGCGTCCGCATGGGCAAGCGGGAAACAGTGGTTGGCAAAGGCATTGTTCACCGGGTCAGCGGCCAGAACGCCTACATCGCGTCCTCGTACAACAGGCTCGGGCCGTTCAAGGTTTTGGCAACAAACTCGGACGAAGGTCGAGTTCAGACATATCCGGCGTATCCCAAGGCGTTTTTCAAGAAGTCGAAGACGCCGATCATCATTCCGGCGATGCCGGCGGGCGGCACGTCTGGAAATCCTCCGGTCAACACGGCGTGGCTGGAGACGCAGGCCGAAGTGGCGGCGATCCTCCAGCGGGAGTTGTCCCTGTCGCTTGGGCAGGCATGGGCCGCGCTGAAGTATCGCGAGTCGGGAACCGCCAACGGTACCGACACGCTCTAGGCTGCAAGGGGACGGGGCGACGGCGGCATAGTGCCGTATGCCCCTCAAAAGCCCCGAGCAGGCCGTCTGCAACGTGCTGGTGACCGACCCGGTCATCGCCCTGTCCGTCGGCTCCCGCGTCTATCCGGTCATCGCACCGGCCACGGCGGACCTTCCGTTCCTCACGTGGCGGCGGTCTGGCGTCCAGCGGCAGCAAACCCTGTCGGGACCGATGGGAACGCCGACGGTCATCATGACTCTCGACATCTACGCCCTGACCTACGAGGCAGTAAGAGACATCGCGGACAAGGTTCGCCGGTCTCTGGATGGCTACGGGGGGACGCCGTCAGACTCGGTAGTAGTGCAGAACGTCAGCCTCGACAACGAGGTGGACGGATTTGTGCAGTTGGCGGGTGGCGATATGCCGCCGGTCTACAGCGTGGCGATGACGTTTTCGATCATGTGGTCCGAGTCGTAGGAGAGACAGCACAATGGCGATTACCCCGCACGACGGAACCGGCACGACCCTGCGGCTCGGTGCCACGCTCTACACCGTCACCAACATCGTCATCACCTACACCGACCCGACCGCCGATCAAGAAAAGATTGACGTATCGCACCTCGGGCTGACCACCGGCGCGTCGATCCTGACGCAGGACCGACCGCTTCAAGGCTCGACCTCCGATACGGGCCGTCAGGTGCAGTTTGACTACCTCGGCAACACGATCATCGCTGACGCCTCGACCGGAACCTGCACGATCGTCACGGGCGGCGTGAGCCTGCTTTCTGGCATCGCGTACACCGTCAACTCCTCGACGCTGACGCTGGCGACGAACGACGCGATCCGGGGTCAGGCGACTGTCCGAATCGCCCGATAAGCCGTGACGGAGGCCCGTCATGGCTATTCCATGCACCGGAGTCACCGTGACATGGAACGGCACGTCGCTTGGAGAGGTATCCAAGATCGACGTGACGCGCGGCGGCGAGTTGCCGCTGGCGCGAGCCAGCGCGTGGACGCTTGACGCTGGGACTATAGAAGTATCGTCCTTTTCCACGGCGCAACTCACGGCGGATCAATACGGCAAGAAGGCCGTTTTCGCAGTGACGGGCGGTGGCCTTACGCTCACCACGAAGGCCATCTGCCAGACGCTCCGCGCGACAGGGACCGTGAACGACGTGACGCGCTACGTCGGAACCTTCAAGATTGTGATGGAGTAACCATGGCCCTGACGGCAGCGGAACTTGCGGCTCAGATTCTTGCGACCGATGACCTCGGAATCCTCAAGGTGACGGTCAAGGAGTGGCCCGGAACGGACGGCAAGCCGATGGTGCTTGGCATCCGCGTGATGACGGTCGGAGAGCGAGACGCGTACGAGCGCGAGTGGATCGGCAAACGCGAAACCGGCATCGACAACTTCCGAACGAAGTTCCTCGCCCGTTGCCTGTGCCATCCGGAAAGCGGCGAGCGGTTGTTCACCGACGAGCAGATCGAGAAGCTCGCCAGCAAGTCGGCGAAGGTTGTCTCGACGCTGTTTGAAAAAGCGATGAAGCACAACGCGATGAGCGAATCCGACGTGGAGGAGTTGGCAAAAAACTAAACATCCGCCCGGCGAGGCAGTTCCTGTTTCGCTTGGCGGGGCATCTGAGCATGACGGTTGGCGACATTGAACGTCGCATGACCACCAGAGAACTCGCGGAGTGGATGGCCTACGCCCGCTACTACCAAGCGTTCCCTGACTCATGGGCCGAAACCGGCCTCATCGTTTCCGCGATGCTGGCACCCTACAGCGAGAAAGGAAAGACCCCCAAGGCAAACGACTTCAATCCGATTGAAATCCCACCGCAGCACAACATACAGGCGCGTGAGGTCATTCTTGATCTGAAGAAGCAACTTGGCGTCGAGTGATGGCTACCGTTCTCGGACTCGCGATGAAGATATCTGCCGACGCCTCTGGCGTCCAGAAGGCTCTCACGCCTGTGCAACGAGCGTTCCAGCAACTCGACGCCGAGGCGGCGAAGGTCACCGACGTTTTCAAGCAGTTTGAGGGCGCGAGCGCAGGAGCCGGAGCGGCCCAGCAGAAGTTTGCGACCGATCTCGCGTTCCTCAACTCGGCCCTACGAACCGGTCAGGTTGATGCCAAACAGTATGCCGAAGAGTTTGCGATTCTTGAGAAGGAGGCGAAGGCAACCGCCGACGCATTTGCAGAAGGAGCGAGGCTGACCGAGGCCAATCGCACCGCCGAAGAGAAGCGTGTGTCAACGCTGCAGCGGCTTGACGAGTTGCTGCAACTTGGAGCGATCAACCAAGAGACGTTCAACCGTGCGTCTGCCGAGGCAAGCGGAGCAAACGCTGCGGCGGCGGAAGCGGCGCAGGCTGCAGCGGCTACTCAGGCCGACGCAGACAGGCAGCGAGCCGCAGACGCTACGCGGGCTGCATCGATCATCGAAGCCAACATGACCCGCGAGGAGCGGGCGCAGCGCGAGTTCCAGCAGTCAACAGCGGAACTCAATCGGCTCCGGGCGGCTGGCCTGCTGACAGAGAATGACTACGCTGCTGCTTTGCGTCGTGTCTCCGGTGACTACTCGCGGGCAACGCTTGCGGCCGACCGGTACGGTCAGGCGGCCAGCAACGCCGGCCGAGGTGGGACGCTTCAGTTCAACGAGTTGAGCGGCATCCTGTCTGCGCTTCCCGGTCCGATCGGAAACGTGGCCGGCAGACTTTCCGGCCTGTCATCTGCGAGCGAAGGACTCTCACGAATCTTTTCTGGAGGACTGACACAAGGGCTATCTGGAATCGGAACGACGTTGGCCGGTCTGGTCAATCCATTTACGGTGGCGATTGCAGGGTTCACCGGAGTTGCGACCGCTGCCGTATCAGTCGTCTCGGGTCTTTCGCAGCTAGAAGCCGAGACGGAGCGGCTGACCAACGCGGCTGAGAAGATGGGAGTGTCGTTCGGCTTCATTCAGACGCTGGAACAAGCCGCGAAGATGGCCGGTATCGAGTTCGGCAGCGTCAACTCGGCGATGACCAAACTGCTCAAGACGCTGGCCGGTGCCGATGAGGAGAGCAAGCAGGCGACCGCCGCGCTCGGGCGGCTCGGCGTCAGCCTCGCAGACCTCGATGGCATGGACAGCGAGCAGCAAATCCGGCTCATTGGCGAACGGCTTCAAGGCATCGAAGACCCGGCGAAGCGTGCCGCCGCCGCCACGGCGATCTTCGGCAAGAGCGGTGCGGAACTGCTGCCGTTCTTCAACAACCTCGGCATCGCCGAGCAGACGCTGACGCGATTCAACGCGAAGCTCAGCGACATCGACGCGACCCGCGTGCTGGCTCTTGGCGACTCGTTCGACGGCGTGCAAGCCTCGCTCACTGGGCTAGGCCGCGAACTGCTCACGCCGTTTATCGGCATCTCGCAGTCGATTGCAGACGGGCTGGCTCCAGCCATTGCGACGTTCGGCAGGAACATCGGTGCCATCCTTGACATCCTGTCTCCGCTTACCAGCGCGCTGGGGCTGGTCATCAACAATGTGCTGCAACTCGGCTCTGTGTTTGGCAACGTCATCGGCACGGCTCTGGAGCCTTTTGCCGCGCAGGGGAGAACGATCAGTTCTGTCATTGACGCGATGAGTCAGGTAATCACGCGGGTATTTGGAGCAGTAAACGACGCGGTCATTTCATTCCGCGAGTTTTTTCAGTTTGAAAGAATCGCCGCGTCGTTCCGCGACACGCTTGCGCAGATTGGCGAGGTTGTTGATCGCATTGCGACCATCGCGCAGGTTGCGTTCGGAAAGTTCGTCGGCGTGGTCAGCGAAGCATTTGGCAGTACGGTTGAGTACGTCACGTCGACCGTTGATTCATTCCTTCAGTTTGTTGGGCTTGGCGACTCACTGACTGCTATCGGAAGCACGATCAGCAGCGTGTTTGGATCTATCTCCAGCGTGTTCTCGACCATTGCCGACGCTATTGGAGGCACGGTCGGGAGGCTGCTTACGATGGCCGAGAACTTCCTCGGCATCGAGCGGTCAGCAGAGCAGGCATCGGCTGGAATCGACAAGACGGCCGAGAGCGTCAAGACGCTGACGAAAGACGAACAGAAAGCGTTCGATGAGCTGACCAAGGCCATCGAGGCAGGAGATAAGGCACTTGACACCGCGATTAACAAAGCCGGCGAGTTTGGACAGGCAGGGTTTGACGCGGCGTACGAGTTCCAGCAAGCGTTGCAGGACTTGCAGGAGCAAGCCAACGAAGGGGAACTCAACGCCGAGCAGTATGCTCGCGGCGTAGCGAACGCGACGGCCGAGTACGAGAATCAGATCGACGCGATTCGCCAAGTAACCGAGGAAACGAAGAAGGCCGCAGACGAGGCCGCGAAGAAGGCCGAAGCCGACAAAAAGCGGATCGAGGAGTTGCTCAACCCGAACGACGCCGCGTCGAAGGTTCAAAGCGACATAGCGTTCGCCATCGAGCAGCAGGCGGCAGCGGAAAAGGAACTTGCAGCCGCACGGTCTGCTGGCGATGCGGAGTCGGCCAATGCCGCTGCCGCGCGGCTGGCTCAACTCGACGGTCTGAGAACGAAGTTGGAAGAGCAGGCACAGGCGATCGACCAAGGATTCGCGGACGGGTTTTCTAAGGCGTTCGAGAAGACCGCCGAAAGCGTGTCGGGACTTGTTGACAAGGCTGCTCAGTTTGGCAACGCCGGGGCCGAGGCGGCGATGAGGTTGCAGGAAGGCATCGCAGCGGCACAGGAGCAGGCCCGCGACGGCATCATCTCGCAGGAAGTCTACGACCGCGAGGTTGCGAGCCAGCGGCGAGTGTTTGAGGAACGCATCGCTGGAATCGAAGAGGCTCGCAAGCGTGAGCAAGAAGCCGCCAAAGAAGTCTTCGACCAGCAAGTCGCAGCCAACGAGCGGGTGAACCAGTTCATCGGCCAGCAGGCGCAGGCCGAGATCGCAGCCGCCGAAGAAGCAGCGGCTCGTCGCGAGCAGGCCGCGTTCAACATCGAAGCGATCGAGCAGCGCATCGCCCTTGAACGACAGTCGCTGGAGGCGGCACGAGAGCAAAACGATACGAACGCGGCTCGGGCGGCGGTGCAGCGCATCGACGCGCTCAGGGAAGCCTTGACGGTCGAGCAGCAAATCGCCGACGGCCGTGCCGCTGAACTCCAGAAGCAGCAAGACTTGATTGCGTCGCAGCAGCAGTTCCAGCAGCAGCAACTGGCGCAGGCTCAGGAGTACAACCAGCAGCAACAGAAGGCCCAAGAAGCCTACGCGCAGCAGCAGGCCAAGGTGTTTGAAGAGCAGCAAAAAGCCGCCGCCGCCGAGGCCGCACGTCAGGAAGAACGCCTCGCGAAGTTGAACACTCTTGGCGCGCAGACGATCAAGACGCAGGACGTTCGCACCGTGGAGGGGGCGAATCTTGTGCTGCAACTCGCGGCCAACGCTCAAGACCCGGCACTCATTCAGCAGCGGTTGCAGACAAAGTTGCTGGAGCGAATCAATAGCGGCATTGCGCAGGCGGCAGGCAACTACTTTAACCAGCCGGTGGCGATTGTCGGTGCAGGGAGGCTGAACTGATGGGCGTTGCGTCATACCAAGAACTTGCTCGCACGTACGAAAACGAGATCAAGGCGGATCGCGTTGCCGTGCGTCGGTTCGTCTGCACGCTGTCTGACAACACGCTTCAAGGAAATCCGACCGACAACATCGACGACATCTTGACGGCCGTCGGCGTCACCACGTTTGGCCAAGCACACCCGGACATCTCATTCGCCTTTCTTCGCAAGATTCAAATCAATGAGAGATACAGCGATTCGCCGTATCACGTCGAGGTGGTGGCCGAGTACGGAGAACTGACTGCCAATGATGTTCTCGCTCCAACCTCACGATCCGCTGAGTGGACTTTAGAGGCTAGCCAGGGGCAGGTGCCGGCGTTGTTCTACTACCCAGACCCGCCAGATGGCAGCGGGAACGGAACGCAGTGGCCGCTGACAAACTCGTCCTACGATTATTTTGAAGGACTCGTAACCGAAGAAGGCATGGTGAAGGCGACTTTGCGTCAGAACTATGCCACTGACGCGCTTGGTCCAGCAGGCAGAGACAGCGCAGATTTCTTTGCTGGCATGCGCGCCATGAATAGCTTGAACAACGGGGAATGGTGGGGCGCGCCAGCGTGGTCGTGGAAAGTCACCGGAGCAAACGGAACTCGCACCACCGAAGTATTCAACGGAGTTTCGTACACGTACTGGGCGGCTCAGTTTGAGTTCACATACCGCCAGACCGGCTGGCGGTTGCAACTACCAGACGTTGGATGGAACTACATTAGCGGCGGACAAAAACGCCGTGCGATGGTGTTTGATTTCCAGAATAGCGAGTGGGTGGCGTCGGCGAATCCCGTGGCTCTTGACGGCAACGGCAACCAGACACTCGGCCGACCGGCGATCCTTGCTCGTCGTGTGAATCCAGAAGCCGACTTCACCGCGCTTTTCGGTACGCCTCCGTCCTAATGGCACGCCAGCGAAAACCCGCCGATGCGGTGCAGTTCACGTACGAGTCCGCTGAGCGGATTGCGAATGTGGTGCGTGCGGCTGAAACCACGCCGCCAAGTGCGTCGCCGCTGACGTTTGACAAGCGGTTCGCCGACCGGATGCCGAAGCAAGTGCGTGTGGCCACGTTCTCTGGTGCGTGGCCAATCGACAGCAGCAAAACGGTGACGCTCAAGTACGCACCGACTGCCACGGTCAGCGCTGTCAATCTGTCGTGGCCCATCACACTGCCGGGCTACACCGCCGAGACGTGCATCGTGGGGCGTGAAGGCACCAACTGGTGGCTCGTCGTGCCGAAGCTTGAGGCACGGACGGCGGTGTTTGTGACGCAGACACAGCAGAGAACGTACTGCTCGCAAACAGCGTCCCAAGATGTCGTGACTAGCGTCGCCACTACAAAGGCGACGATCACGTGCCTATCTGACGTTTCAGTTACTGCCTCGCTTAACACCGCCGACTGCACGATAAGTGTTGGCGTCACCAAGTCCACGTCGTCAACTGACGTTGTCGGTTCGGTCTCGGTCAGCACTGCCAACATCAAAGTGGTATCCGCAACCGCCACCGCAATCTTCATTCAGTCGCACTTCACGTCTCAGTTCCTACGCATCCGGGTGCCGTGATGAGTTGCCCGTGCTGCGAAGGCGGCGTGAACTGCGGTTGTTCGTGTCCTGGGCCGTTCTATGGCCCAGTGTCGGCTGGCTATCCAGAAGTTCCCGCAGTGCCGCCTGCGCCGACGGTTTGCAATCCATCCGCACCTTCGCTTGGGGACGGGTGGAGCGGGTCGTTTCTGAACGGCTCGTACACAACTGGCCAGATACTGGATCCATGTTGGTCGCCCTTCCCACCATACGACGCAAACCAAGCATGGTGCAATCTTCCTGCATCAAACTGGCGAATGCCCGACGCCAACGGATGCGATACGGAATGGGTAGCAGACACCGCAGGTCCATACATTGCTGCAAACTGTAACGTGAAGGTGTGGCTCGGAAGTTCTGCCCGCAGTAACTGGAGCGAGCGATCTGGAGAGGCTGGGTGCGAATGCAGCACAGGGTCTACTGGCTTGGAGTACCAATACCGATTCTTCATCATCAACTGCGAGACGGGACTCTGGGAGGATAAGACTTTTACTTTTGTCAAAAGGAACAAGTATCGATCTTGCTCAGGCGGGAGCGTGTCTTCTTTTGGAGGAGCGGACTGCTCTGGAATCAATCCTGCAGAGGCTCTCTATCACCCAACTCCGATCCCGCCAGCAACGCTACCAGGCTGTAACCCGTTGCCATGATTGAGTGTCAGATGAGCCACCTTGTGGCAAGGTGCGTTGAGCGAGGCTATACGCTTGATGAGGTCCGTGCGTGCATCATCAGGGAAGACGGCGATAGCATCACTGTTGACGAGCAGCACCCAGCCTATCCGCATCAGAAAAGCAGGCTGGTACGCGACTCCGACGCTCCGACATGGCTTGAGAAGGCCAGAAACTTTGCTATCGCAACGGCCAAGCACGTCGCCGCTGGTATGCCAACGTGCAGCGACGAGGAAATCCTGCGACGCCACGACATCTGCATGGGCTGCGAGTTCTATCAGAACTCGGCCTGCACGAAGTGCGGCTGCCCCGTAAAGCGGGATCGCCAGTTCATCAGCAAGCTGGCGTGGGCTGACCAATCATGCCCCGTTGGCAAGTGGGGGCCGGTGGAAGGTTGACGCCTCGTCTACGGTGAGTCGTGAAAGGGCAGGCCCGTGGAAGACCACGTATTCACGCTGAACGGCGACGAGCGGTGGCTGATCCGGTTCACGAAACTGGAAGGCGGCGCGTATGGCTACACGTTCTCGCAAAAGTCGAAGCGGCCTCGCATCCTCATCCACGACGGCCTACGAGGCAGGCATCGCCTCACCATCATCATCCACGAACTCATTCACGCGTTGTTTCCGACCGCGTCCGAGGAACACGTCGAGCAGGCCGGAAAGGACATCGCAAAGGTTCTCTGGTCGCTTTCCTACCGGGAGACGAGCGATGGCTAGCAAGTCGAGCCTGTGTGCCGACGTGGAGGCAGAGGTGCTGTCGACAGGACCGTGGCAGGACCGCATCGGCAGCGAGGCTCTTGACGAACTCAAGGCACTGAGAGATCGGTTCCGCTCAGGCTTGCTTGGAACTAAGCCGCACATGATTGCCCGCATCACGATCGAAGCCTGCAAGGCTCGCGGCTGGTCGATGCCATCAGAAAAGGTGCTGGCCGAATGGCTGAGAAGAAACGACTGACCGACGCCGTCGAGGCGAGTCTCGCATCGG